GATGTATGGGATGATATATTCCTAAAGAAATACGCAACACAACTCATCAAACAACAGTGGGGTGCAAACCTTTCTAAGTTTCAAGGAATTCAAATGTTGGGTGGAGTTGCACTAAACGGTGAACAAATTTACACGCAGGCACAAGAGGAGTTGAATAAATTAGAAGAACAAATTCAACTTGCATACGAGTTGCCTCCGATGCATATGATAGGTTAAACTATGCCAACTAATGTATATTTTGATACAGGTACTAAACCAGAACAGGCGCTCTATGAAGATTTGATGATAGAGCAGTTGCGTATCTATGGGCAAGATGTTTATTATCTTCCTCGTAATACTGCTGGTTTGGATAACATCTTTGGTGAAGACAATAGTTCTTCATTCGATGATGCTTACATGATTGAAATGTACGTTGATAATGTAGACGGATATGAGGGTGAAAAAGAACTCATGTCTAAGTTTGGTTTAGATATACAGGACGATGCAACATTTACAGTTGCAAGAAGAAGATGGGAACAGTTTATATCAGTGGATAATAATCTGTTAGTTTCCTCTCGCCCGAATGAGGGTGATTTGATTTTTTGGCCAAAGGGTAATAAATTATTTGAGATTACTTTTGTTGACCATGATGACCCATTCTATGCAGTACAAAATTTACCAACTTACAAACTAAAATGTAAGACATTTGAATACGCCTCAGAAGTTATCGACACAGGTATTGCAGAACTTGATGCGATTGAGGACAATAACTCTTTGGATATGTTATCACATCAACTATCTTTGGAAACTGCAACTGGAACTGGTGCTATTGTACTGGAGAATTCTGTGGACTCAGCAGCGTCTTCCTATATAGTACTAGAAACTTATAATGTCGCAACGATTGATGAGAATTCACAGAATGATGATTTTGAACTTGCAGACGATAATATATTAGACTTTACCGAAAAGAATCCATTCGGTGATGCTGGGATGAAATAATTATGATTGGACAATATTTTTATAACGAATCTACGAGAAACGTAGTAGTTGCATTTGGTACACTTTTCAACCAAATTCAATTAACAAAGAAAGATGCAAGTGGTAATGTCGTACAGACAATGAAAGTTCCTCTTGCGTATGGGCCGAAACAGAAGTGGTTATCAAGACTAACTGAAGACCCAAATCTTTCAAAGAAGGTTGCAGTAACGCTACCTCGTATTGGTTTTGAGATTTCTGGTTTATCTTATGATGCAACTAGAAAACAGAATAAGATTATTAAAGCAAAGAAAGTATTGGATGGTACAGATAGTAGTCAGTTGAAATCTGGTTTTATGCCTGTTCCTTACAATGTTGACTTTGAGTTGTATGTTCTTGCAAAGAACTCTGATGATGCTCTACAAATCGTAGAACAAATTCTACCTATCTTTCAACCAGAATATACAGTAACAATGAAAGAGATACCAGAGTTGGATATCATTCGTGATGTTCCAATCGTACTGAACAGCATTGGGTATGAAGATGATTATGAGGGTGACTTCACAAGTAGAAGAAGTATTGTTTACACACTTTCTTTTACTGCAAAGTATTATCTATACGGCCCAATAACATCTACCAATGTTATTCGTACTGTACAAGTTGACCAATATGCAGATACCGCTGTTAATGCGCCTGCAAGGGAACAGAGATATACCGTTGCACCTACACCAGCAAATGCTGCCGCAACAGAGTTTGACCCTGATGATGATAATTTCGGTTTCAATGAGACTACAAGTTTCTTTGAAGATGCGAAAACTTATGACCCTGAGACTGGTACAGACGTATAAATAGTATAAAGAATTTAGGAAAAACGATATGGCAAGTACATTAAAAGTAGATACAATCGCTCACACTGGTGGAACTAGTGCAATGACTATGGCTTCCAATGGTACAGTCAGTTTTGTTAATAAACCGACAGGTACAGGTGATGTCATTGTTAATGGATTAACATCTTCTGCTGGTGCAACAGCATCATCATTTGAAACAGATTTAACTGGAACGGCACTTTCTGGCGGGGCTAAATATATTAAAATATACATTTCTAATTTGATTGTTTTAACAAATAATTATATTCATTTTAGTATTAAATCAGCTGATGGTTATACTGATGGGGGATATGATTCTGCGTTTAGGTATACAACTGGAAATGGTCACTATCTAAATTCTGGTTCTGGTGACGCAAACCAAGCCGCAAAGATGTCAATTGGATACTATGCTGGTTCATACAACATTGCTATTAATTGTATGTTAATTGACCCAGCAACAAATCTTTGGGTGATGGAAGGTCAAGGTTATAACTTTGGGAGTAACACTGCCAACTCTGGTGGTAGTATGGCACACTCTGCTCTAGGGGCTAATAAACCCATCACAGGGTTTAAGATGTCTTCTGGTTCAGCAAATCAATTTAATGTTACTTCAATGAAATACGGTTACAGTTATAGTGTATAGGACATAAAAAATGGCAATTAGAAAAATTATATCAAGAAGTATCGGAGTAGATGTTATCGTTGCAGATGACTTGGCGAACAACTCAGTTACAACTGCTGAAATCACAGACGGTGCAATAACCGCTGCAAAATTTCACAGTAGTGTTACCTTGGGTGCTGGTGCTTTTCAAGGAGACAATGCAAGTGGAGCTCTTAATGGAGATACCACGAATGGTAAAAAAGATATTTTCAGAGTTCACGAACAAGAATTAAATACAAACGTAACAATCGCATCAACGGATAATGCTCTTGCAGCAGGCCCGTTGTCAATCGCAAACAATATCACTCTCACTGTTAGTGGTAACTTGACAATCGTATAGGAGATAGAGAATGGCATCAACATTAACAGTAGACACTATCGTAGGGGCAACTACAGCAGCAAATGTTAAGTTGCCTGCTGGTTCCTCATTACAAGTTGTATCAGCACAAAAAACTGATACACAGGCAATTAGTGGAGCATATGCAGATGTTTTATCGGCAACAATTACTCCAAAATATAATACTTCAAAAATTTTAGTACAAGTTACTGTAAATGCTAGTAATACACACCGTTACGCTGGATGTAAATTGTTCAGAGGAAGTACACAAATTGCTTTGGGTGATGCTACTGGTTCAGTTTCAAGAGTTTTTATGTCTATTGACTCAAACCAAGATGAATCAAATTCACCTTACATTATGAGAACAATGTCAGGCACTTTCCTTGACTCCCCAGCAACAACAAGTGCAACTGTATATAAAATTAAATGTGGAAGTGACCATTCTGGTGATGTTACTTCAATAAACAAAATGCCAAACAACGACACTGGTAATTTTAGTTTGCGTGGTATTACTACGATTACTTTGACGGAGATATCAGTATGAGTACTTTATTAGTAAATAATCTAAACACTGCAACTGGTACAACGATTACAATTCCTACTGGTAAGAAACTCGTTGTGACTGATGAGGGTGGACTTGCAGTGCCTGGCACTGTAGTTCAAGTGGTTGAAGGAGCTGAGTTTCATACCCAAACGGATGTTAGTGCTACAAGTTATTTTGACCTTGGATTGTCCGTAACAATAACACCAAAATTTGCGACAAGTAAAATATTTGTAATGACAAATGTGCATTGTTATATGAACGGCACTGGATTTATTGCTTTAAGAGTAATGAGAGGTTCAACTGAAGTTGTGGAAGCAGCAAGAGCACATGGTTGGCAAGATAACTCATCTGCTATGGTTAATGTATCTAAGTTAGATTCGCCTGGAACAACAAGTTCTACTAATTATAAGATTCAAGTAAAAGCAGTAGGTATTTCTAACACGCCCCGTGTAAATGATGGTGGTGGGCCATCAAGAATTACTGTCATGGAAATTGCACAATAAAATGATTAAACAGGAGAAAAAATAATGGCAACAGTATCAGACGCACTAAGTGCTCTTGGTGTCACAGAATGGGTTCTTAGAGGCGAACCAGAAAACGCAGACGAATTTGGAGCAATGTTCCGTAAGGTAACAGGTGCAGACGATAATGGTTCTGCAATCGAATCAGACAACTCTACTGATTGGGGTGTTACTTGGGCACAAGTACAAACTAAACAGTCAGAACTAACTGCGGCAGAACCTCTTGCTGCTTTAAGAGCAGAAAGAGACAGATTGATTGCTGCAACTGATTGGTGGGCAAGTTCAGACTTGACTATGACAGATGCACAGACTGCTTACAGACAAGCACTTAGAGATATCACAGATGACGCAAATTCACTTGATGACGTAACATGGCCAACTGCCCCATAGGTATGAAATGTCACAAACTGATATTATAGATAATGTTTTAGGTGTAACAGATATCGTGGAGAATGTAACTAAAGATGTATCTCCACCTAAACCTGTACTTGTTCCTGAAACAAAAATGAATGAAGAAGACGTAGATAATGATTATAAATATCAGAGAGAAAACTTTTATAATCTGATTGAAAGAGGACAGGATGCAATTGATGGTATCCTAGACCTCGCAAGAGAATCAGAACACCCACGCAGTTATGAAGTTGCTGGGAATTTAATTAAACAGGTCGCAGAGGTTACAGAGAAACTAGGTGACTTACAGGGTAAGATGAAGAAACTCAAAGAAGTTCCTAACTCTGCACCTAAGAATGTAACGAATGCATTATTTGTTGGTTCAACTGCTGAACTGCAAAAGATGTTAAAAGGGAAATAGATATGCCATTAACAAGAATTAAACAAACGGCAATTGGTGCAGACAGTATTACTAGTCCTAAACTTGCACATAACTTAGATTTCGATGGCCAGTTTATTCGTGTACCTCATGGTACAACCGCTGAACGTCCTGGCAGTCCTGCTGCTGGTTATATGAGATTTAATACCACAATAGGAACACTAGAACAGTGGAATACTGCAACTAACTCTTGGCAGGCAATCGATAGTCCTCCAATTCTTAGTAGTCTTGCATATGCTGGTTCTCTAACTGGTGCAAACCCTGCTGGTAGTGAGACAATAACTCTTACTGGAGTAAACTTTAAGGCAGGCGCAACGGTGACTATCGGTGGAACTTCTGCTACTTCTGTTTCTATTGCTAGTTCAACTTCTATTACATTTACAACACCGGCAAAGACTGCTGGAGATTATGATGTTACAGTAACAAATACAAACGGACTTCAAGCAACACTATCGAATGGTATTTCCTATAATGGTGTGCCTGCTTTCTCTACTGCCGCTGGTAACGTAGGTTCTATTTCAGAAGATACTGCAATGTC